ATGGATACCCAGCAGATCGGAATGACGATCGATGATGCCGTGGCAAACAGCGGCATCGGACGCACGAAGATTTTCGAGGCCATCAAGACCGGCCAGCTCAAAGCCCGCAAGTTCGGCCGACGCACCGTCATCTTGACGGAAGATCTGGCCGACTTCCTGAAGTCGCTGCCCGTTCGGGAGGCGGCATGAGCATCCTCACCCCGCCAGAGCATGAGCATAGCGCCGCGATCGACGCTGCTGCAGAATGGCTCGCGCTGCCACCTCACAAGCAAATCGACCGACCGATCGTGCCTCACATCAGGGAGCAATTTGGCCTGTCGGTATCCGAGGCAATCGAAGCAATCCGTGAGGCGAACCTTCGCCGGGAGCGCGCCGCATGAGATGCCCGGAAAAGCGAAAACCCGTCGCGGGCAAGGCGACGGGCTCTCAAAAGATAGGAAAAGCGGGTGGCGTTTCCAAGCACGAAAGTAGCTCGAACGTCGCCGACCTGCAAGCCATATGCATTCGTCGCCGATTTCCCAGCCTGTCCGGGCCGGTCGCCCGACGCGTAGCCGAGCTGGCCTACGGAGATGTAGGGCAATGATCGACAAGCCAATCTACGCGCCTCTACCGGCGCGTGCGATGGGCGACAAGCGGCTGTCGGGAGAGGATTTTAGGGTCCTAATGGCGGTCTCCGCCCATGACCGTCTGGGGGCGAACGGCATCGGTTGTTTCGCCTCTCACACACGTCTGGCAGCCCTTGTTGGATGCCACGAAAAGAGCCTCTCAAGATCGCTGGCCCGGCTCGTCGAGTGTGGATATGTCGAGGCCGGCCGACATCCAATCAACCGTCGAACGCGCACGTACCGGATCAAATACATCAAGTTTGACGGTGAGTATCTCGCCTCGACCAAGGCCGCGACAGGTAACAAATCTGCTACCTATAAGCCCGGGATAGGTAGCAATTTCGCTACTCTCGGCGAAGCAATAGGTAACAAGCCTGCCCCAGAGGCCGTCCCAATAGGTAACAAGCCAAATCAAAATTCACAAAAAAAACAGATAGATAACTCGGACAATATATTCAGTGAAACTGTAATAAATCCCGTAGAAACGGAATCAAAACATCCCGCAGAAGCGACTCCTACGGCGGGAAAAAGGGCTTATGAGCGGGCACCTAGCAGGAGCATTGGTTCTAACCTTGGGTTGATCGAGCGATTAATAAAGAACGGCCTGAACGACGACCAGGCTCGGCAGTGGCTGGAGTGGCTCGACGAAATCGAGAACGGAAGTCTCAGCGGCGATGATTTTCAACGAGCGTCTCGGCTCCGGTCTCAACTCGGGGAGCGTCTCAATGCAGCTTGAACTTGATTTGAAAGCACAAGTCCTCGGGTTTCCGCTCGCCAGGCGTGTTGCCACGGTGAAACACGTTGCCCGCACCCTCGACATGAAGCACGGCAGCGGCGCGACTGCCTACTGGCGCAGCATCATAGCATCCGAGCAGCGGCATTTATCGAGCATCGGCCTTTCCGAAGATGAGATCGACCGTCAGCTTCTGGAGTTCTTCGACGCCGTGCAGATGGAGATCTTCCGCGCTGATCTCGACCGCGGCCTTGGAAGGGGGGTGCAGCCAGCATCCTGTTTTCTTGATGGGTTCCTGACGGGATACTGACGAGGTGAAACCTCTACCGTCGCTCAAGTGCCTATCGGGCAAGGGTTTTGAGACCGATGATGGAACCCCTCCATCAAATGGTCGTCAGGAAAAGAACCAGACCGTCAGGGGCGCCTCGATGCGCCGACTCATCACGGACGCGGCCGCCGCAAGGCTCGAACAGCCCATTCGTGATCATTTTTCTGGTCGAACAGGATTACGCCGTCTTAAGGCGGGAACATGGACACCGGCGAACACTAATGAACTAATAAAATCAGTGTGTTAGTGCGACGATCATGCTATACGTCGCATATCAGTCAATTATAGCGGACGCAGAGCAGCAGATAAGGGCCGATTTTCGTTTTCATGTTGCACTAGCTGCCAGCTATCGCGCGCGCATGAATGTCGCAGATGTCGCAGAATTTGGGAGGTGAAATGTCACGAAAGCCCCGGTTAACTGTGAGACGCGCCGAGGAAGCGCTGCGTGCAGCCGGCGGGATCAAGACCATCGCTGCGCGGATGCTGAAGTGTCATCGCGCTACGCTCTATCGCTTCCTTCAGCGTCACCCGACCTTGGCTCAGATCGCAAATGAGATCGACGAGGAGATCAAAGATCTTGCAGAGACCAAGCTGATCCAGGCGATACGCGACGGAGATATGCCAACCGTCCGCTGGTACCTGGAGACCAAAGCCAAGGATCGCGGGTACACGCGCCGCGTCGAGAACACTGGTCCTGACGGAGGACCGATCGAGACCAAGAGAGTTGCTCCAGACCTCTCGGACCTCACCGAAGAAGAGCTCGAAATCCTCCTACGGGCTGCGGAACGGCGGGAGAATGCTTCGCCCGTTTCGCATCCGCAGGCGGTCCACCAGAAAGCAGCATGATGAAGCCTGCCCGTCTTGAGACGCGCCTGTCCCGGAGAAGGAGAAGCAGATGGCCGATTTCACCAAGATGATCGACGAGATCCGCGCGAAGATCGCCAGCACGGCCGACCGCCTGGCAGAGCTTCGCGAGAAGCGCCGGCCGCATGCCTTGGGCGCCTTTGGCGGTGATGAGAAGGCCAGTGCTGCTGTTGCCAAGATAGCGGCGGAAGAGAGTGCGGTGCGCGACGAGGCCGACACTCTGGCCCTTGCGCTGGAGGAGGCCGAAAAGCGAAAGGCCGAAGCAGATCGCATTGCGGCCGAGAAGGATCAACTCGCCCGCGACAAAGAGGCGAAACGTATCTCCAAGGCGATCGAGGCTGCCGCCGTAGAGTTCGATGTAGTGGCAATGCAACTGGTGGAGATCTTGGAGAAGCGCGCTGCTCTGATCAGCGAGCTCCGTGGCACCCGCGTTTTGTACGACGGCTACATCGGCGCGCTGCAGCGTCCTTCACGTGTAATGTCCGCTCTTTGGGCGGCCGGCCTCGGGCGGTACGACGTACTTAAACACGTCGACGGCGCGCATCGGCACCCGCTCGCGAAAAGCGATGCCCACCGCCAGGAGCTCTTCGGGGGCGCCATCGCCTCTTCAGAAGATGCCAAGGAGGTGGCCGCCTGATGCGCACCATCCTCAAACGCGACGACGATCGCCAACGCCTGTACGGCATCGCGCTCATTGCCGATGAAGTGGACAGCCAAGGTGACGTCGTCGGCGATGCCGAGCTCGAGGACGCAGCCGTTCAGGCGGTCAAGCGTGGCGCTATCGTGAAGATCGATCATGAGGGCGCCGGCGTCGGACGCCTTGTCGCCTCGTGGCCCCTCACGAAGGAAATTGCCGACGCAATGGGCGTCTCTCGCCCCGAAGGAAAGTCAGCCTGGCTCGTCGGGCTGGAGATCGAAGATCCCGATGCTTGGGCCCGCGTGAAGGCTGGCGAGGTCGGACACGCCCTGTCGATCGGCGGCCGGGCACAGAGGCAGGAGTTCTAAGGATGGATCCGCAGGAAATTTTCAAGCGCACCATGGGCGGCAAGAACCGCCTATCCGGACTGGAGGTCGACGAGATCAGCATTCTCTCGCAGGGCGTCCGGCCGGCCGTCAAGGGTGCGGTGGTCAGCATCGCGAAGGCTGATGGCTCAGCGTCGGCGGAGGAGAAGCTGGAGACGCTCGCGAAGGCTCACGCCGATAAGCGCAGCGTTCCATTCGCCAAGGCCTACACAGAGGTCCTGGAAACCGACGAGGGGCGCCAGCTCTACCGCGAACACCTCGCCGAGGATCCGGCGAAAGCCGTGCAGAAGAGGATGGAGAGGCAAGAGACCGCGGAAGCCGCCGCGAGGGCGGCTGATCCTATCGCGCGTGCCTTGCACGAAATCAGCAAAGTGGACGATCTGATCGACGAGCTGGTGCGCAAAGCGCAGCAGGATGGCGAGACCTTTGAGAAGGCCTACGCGCGGGTCATCGCAGAGAACCCGCAGCTCTACACGAACCAGATCCGCGTCAAGAAGGCTCAGGGGTTCGTCTGATGCAGATCTTCGCTGCCAGGTTTCGGTTAGGCGACCTCACCTTGGCGCGAGGCCCTCGGGTTCTCATCGAGCACCGGGGCGGGCCATTCGGCGGTGCCCGCAATAACACCGAAAAGCAGTGGCGGCGCTCTCCTTTGCCGCGCGATTGCAAGGCCCGAACGCTGACGGGTTCGACAAGCCGCTGGGCCGTGGTGAATGGCCCGGCGGCACTTTCTCCATCGGAAGTCCACGGGCGGCGGCTTCGTCGTCGCCCCTCCCTTTCAATCCCTCTGAGGTGAACAAATATGGGCGTCGATAAATTTTACCGGCCACTCATGGCGCCGGGCTTCCTCAATGAGGACGGCACGCCTTACCCTGGCGAGGGCGCCACTGCGAATTATGACGCAACGGCGCTGGCTGCCGATATTCCCACAACGACGCTGTATGCGGTCCCTGCCGGGAAGGGCGGCTTGTATCGCATAACAGTTGTCACAGTGTATGCGCAGGAAGCAACGACATCGGCCACGCTACCGGCCATCACGTTCACCTATGTCGATGACGACACAGGTGAACCGGTGACAACCTCGATCCCGGGAGATGACGAGAATATGTCGGGTTCGACCAGCGAGGCCGATTTCACTCTCCCCGTGAAGGAGGGCACGCCTATCCAGTTTTCGTGCACCGGATACGCATCATCCGGCGCAACGCCGATGCAATACTCCATCCACCTGCGTCTCGCGTATCTTGGCTAAGACGGTTGGCGCCCATCCTGAAAGAGGTCAATCATGAACGAAGTTGAAACCGTTAAGATCAAAATCGGCGAGGAGGAGCTGACCCTAACGCCGAGCCCGAAGGCAATGAGCAAGGTCAGCCAGGCGTTCGGCGGCATTCTGAACGCGGTCGACCGCGTGCAGCGTTTCGATACAGATGCCATCGCCTTCGCAATCGCCGCCGGCGCCGATCTGGCCGAGGCCGAGCGCGAGGCGCTCCCGCGCCGGATATTCGCCACCGGCATTACCGAGCTGTTGGTTCCAACGGTCAGGTTTCTGGGGCTGCTGGCCAGCGGCGGTCGCCGGAGCAAGCCTGCAGATGAGAAGGCTGCCTGATGGAACTCGCTGGCGCCGTCGCCGTACGCATCGATGTCGAGCTGATACCGTTCCAGCGCGGGCTTGAGCAAGCGCGCCGGGAGGCCGGCGTATTTGACCGCAGCGCGTCCCGGCACTTCCGGGGCACCACGACCGAGATCGCCGCCATGAACGGCGCCGTGGTGGCCAGCCAGCGGCACCTGCGCGGCGTCACGGCCGCGGCCGGACAGGCTCGTATGGCCATGGCCGGCTTCGCCAGAACTGCTGCCGGCGCCCTAGTCGCGGGATTCACGGTACAGAAGGCCAAGGAGCTTATCGACACATCGACCCGCATTTCCAACGCGTTGAAAGTCGCCGGCCTGTCCGGCGCTGAACTGGCCGCTGTTTACGATCAGCTTTTCGAGAGCGCGCAAAAGAACGCGGCGCCGATCGAGACCCTGACGCAGCTATACAGTCGCGCCGCGCTGCAGCAGAAGGAGCTCGGCGTCACGTCGCAAGAGCTTCTGCGCTTCACGGACAACGTATCCCTCGCACTGCGCGTCGCCGGCACTGACGCGACCGCGGCATCTGGCGCCCTACTGCAGCTGGGCCAGGCGCTCGGTTCCGGGACGGTGCGGGCGGAGGAGTTTAATTCGATATTGGAGGGGGCGCCGACGATCGCCCAGGCTGCCGCCGCGGGCCTAGAGGAGGCCGGCGGGTCCGTAGCAGCGCTGCGCAAGCTCGTCGTCGACGGCAAGGTGAGCTCGGAGGCATTCTTCCGAGCATTTGAGGCGGGTGCCGGCGCGCTGCAGGACCGTCTCGCTGGAGCTGAGATGACCGTCTCTCAGCACATGGTGCGCCTGCAGAACGTCCTCGTCGACTCCGCGGGCAAGCTTGACGATACGACTGATGCCAGCGGCAAAACCGGCCGCGCAATCGGCCGTCTCGCCGACGCTGTGAAGATCTTCGGCGACGCATTGGTCCGCGTCGCCAACGGCCCGATCGGTGACTTCATCTCCAAGCTGGGAGAATTGGACGACAAGGCCCGCGCCACATTTGGGTTCCTCTCGCGTTTCAGCTTCAATGATGAGATCGCAACTGCCATCAGCGAGTTCCTGGCACCTGAGACGCCGCCGGCGACTGGCCGTGACGCGCTGATGGAGCGCATCCAGCAGCTGCGCGATGAAGCCGGAAATATGACCGACGTTGCAAAGGAGCTTGGCTTCGGCAACGACGAGATCGAGGCAGAGATCCTTCGTCTGGAGGATCTGCTTGCGGCGTCCTATTTCGACAGCTCCGGCCCTTCGACACGCGGCGGAAAGCGGCGCAAGACAGCGAAAAAGCAGGTGTCGCTTTCGGACTATGAGCTGCCTGAAGACGGAGATGAGGACGGCAAGAAAAAGACCGGCCAGCGCGCCGACGGATACGAGCGTCTTGCTCAGAGCGTCGCAAATTCGACGGCCGCGCTCGTTTTGGAGACCGAGACCCAACGCACCCTTAATCCGCTGATCGATGATTTCGGTTACGCGGTCGAGAAGGCCCGAACCGAGTTCGACTTGCTCACGGCCGCCCAGGAGGACGGCAAAGCCATCACGCCACAGCTTCGCGAGGAGGTGAGAGCGCTGGCGGAGCAGTATGCCCTAGCCGGAGCAGAAGCTGCCCGGCTCGCCGAAGAGCAGGCGAAGGCCCAGGAGGAAATGCGCTTCCACCAGGATCTTCTAAAAGGCGCCATGAGCGATCTGAGGTCCGCGCTCGAGGACGGCAAGCTGTCCTGGCAGGAGATGGGCGATATTGCGCTCAGCGTGCTCGACAAGATCATCGGCAAGATCGAAGACCAGCTCATCGATGCACTCTTCAAGGCCAACGGCGCAGGCGGCGGTATTCTCGGCTTCCTTGGCCGCCTGCTCGGCATTGGTGGCGGCGGTGGCGCGGGGGTCGACAATTTCCCGCCAGTTCCCGGGGGCGGCCTCTATGCGCAGGGCGGATACACCGGGCCCGGCGGCAAGAACCAGCCAGCAGGTATCGTTCATGCTGGTGAGTATGTCGTACGCGCTTCGGAGGTGCGAAAGCCGGGGATCCGATCTTTGCTGGAGGCGGTCAACAATGGCTTGCCTGGCTTTGCTGGAGGGGGCCTGGTACCTGCGCTGGAAGACCCAAGTGTCATGGTAGGGCAATCCGGCGGATGGGGAGACGTGTTGCGATGAGTGCATTTCTCACGGCGCGCATGGAAGAGCAGATCATCATTCTTTCAGACGGTGCCAGCTATCGCGGCCTCGACGATTTCGCCGTCACTGGCATGATGAGCAAAACGCTCGTGTTACCTCACCTGACGTGCGCTATGGTGGTGCGGGGCACGGCGAATATGCTTCTCCAACTCAATATGAATCATCGGTCCACGTGGGCTTCATTCGATGAGTTGGTGACGATCCTACCGGAGCAAGCGGACACAGAGTGTGACCGTTTCCACCAATTCTACCCTGACCGCCATGGCATTGCAGAGTTAGCTGTTTGCGGGTGGTCTGAAAGCCGCGAGCGCTTCGAGAGCTACAGCTTCCACATGGATAGCTGGGAAGAATGCCGAGACAAGCTGGAGCCGACACCAGCAATCTACATGGCACCGATTCCAGATCGTGACCGTGTTGAGGCCAATGGAGTGCCTGTCGAAGGCACAATCCGCTTAGAAGGTCTTCACCGGCTCATGCAGGCGCAGCGGGAGACGCCGCATTTCATTGGGTTGCCCGGCGACAGCGCCGATGCATGCGAGAAGGGATACTGTGTCGGCATGTTCATTGAGGAAGTGACCGTGACGCACTCTGGCATCCTTTCCCGCATCGTGAAGCGGTGGCCAGACAAGATCGGCGAGATGATCGATCCGTTTGCTGATGCCGATAAACAGCCATAAGCCTCATCTCGGCGCCGGCGATGTGCCGATCAGGCTCGACGGCCGCGAGGTGGTCCTCCGGCCGACCCTACGGGCTGGTCTGGCCGTGGCTCGAGAGGATGGCGGCATCATGCCGATGGTCGAGGCCGTCGGCCGCTACGACTTCGAGACGCTGGTGCGCGTCCTGGCGCTCGGGCTTGGCCGCACGGATATCGACCAGGTGCGCGATGAGGCATGGCGCACCGGCATGGAGGCGCTTGTAGGGCCCGTGACGCGATTCCTGGTCATCGTCGCCAGCGGTGGCACTCCACCCACCGGAAAGGGCGCTGAGGACGATGCAGGCGTGCCCACCGAGAGCATCACGCTCGCCGAGCTCTGCGACGAGATGGCCGGGATCGCCATGGGCTGGCTCGGGTGGAGCCCTGAGACCGCCCTGGGCGCCGACATGAACGCGATCCGCGTGGCCTACGATGGTCGCATCGACATGTTGAAGGCCTGCTTCGGTGGTGGTGACGATAAACCGGCATCAACGGCACCGCAGGTTCAATCTCGACCGCTCACGCCGGCGCTATTCGATGCGCTCTTCGGTGCGAGAGCCTAAGCGGCCTCGCGCGCCTCACCTGTACGGGCTCGGCACCGCGGCGCTGTCCTCGCGGTTCTGCACAGTCTATTGGCACCGCCTAAACCTTGAGCTGCTTGATTCTGGTGCTCTTCATTGGGAGCTCGAAAAGAGCCCCGCCGGCAACCAGAGACGATTGCTGTTCAATTACCGGCCAGAGCGCGAGAAGCCGTTCCATCTGCCTAATAACCGGCGATTTGTAGAGGCCTTTTGCCAAGAAGAAGCCCACCAGGCGCGAGCTGCGAAAAGCCAGATACTCCGCTCTGTTGCGTGTTATGCGTCGATCGCCCGAGACGACGATCCAGCGGCCTTCCGCACTCAGGCGCCCGATCCAATCCACGTCTTTTACACCAGTTCCGAACTTGTCCCTGATGTGAACAACGACGTGCTCCCCAGAAAATAGGGCGTCAAGTGAGCGAGCGATGGCCGGCGACATGTTCTCGTCAACGAGGACCTTCACGCGGCTCTCAGACGCTTTTCGAATTTCACGGCGTCACGGACGACTGACGCTGAAACGTCATAAAGGCGAGCCACCCGTTCGACCGTGCCTTCTGCTTCTACAGCGTCAGCAAGCGCGATCGTCGGGATGCCGTATTGCGCGGCAATGGGCTGACCGAACGCGCGCTGAGGATCGATCACGATCGACTGCTTGCCATCGAACGGTCGCCACCGCGCCACGGCGTCGTTCTCGATGTCGAGATCTTTGAAGGTTCGCTCGAGGACGTGGCGAAATACGTATTGGCGCTTCTTCAGATCCAGCACCTTGGCCTCACCCGAGCGCTCTATGCTCTCGAGGAAGATGGTGCGGCCGTCCGTTTGAAATCGCCGAGTTGAGAAAGGGCGCTCATCCTGCACGCACACGCGAGCGTATTCTAGGCAATTTCTGATGGCCAGAAGACCGACGCCGGCATCGACGAATGCCTTCACGAAACGCAACTCGATGAGATCCCGGAAGCCGATTTCGAGGTGATCACCGATCATCGAAAGCTGTGACTGCCACAGCGGTGGCATATTGCGCTCTTCGCCGTGACGTCGAAATTTGTAACCAGATAGCCAGCGCCTCACATTGAGAGGTGAGGTGTGAAGAAGGCGAGCAGCTTCGGGCGCGGTGTAGGAACCCACACCGAGCGGGAGGTTATCGTGATCAGTGCGCTGCTTCGTCATCGTCGGCAAGATAGCCATGTTGGTGTTGGTCGCAAGGAGATTTTGTGCGCGGCAGTCCAGCCCATCAATCAATGAGTTATATTTGATGCTGACCAGATTTCGTCGGCCCGATTAAATCTGATGTCCATGGAGTATGGCGTTCTGAGCTTCGCCCCAAAGCTGTTTTCGGCGTCGACATAAGCCTTGACGGTGAACCGGCAATCGCCAAGCTCGGTCACCGATACGCCCTCGGACGAGATGTAGGGGAACTCGGCGGTCGCCGGCACCTTCATCTCGCGCTTGACGAACGTCTGCGAGGCGACGAAGGCCCTGATCCGGTCGCAGTCGTCTACGATCGGCGCGGCCGTCTCGGCCGGCTCCTGGCCAGTCGTAAAGAAGGCGACAGCACCCAACCCGGCTACCACCATGATCGCAATGACGCGCGCATCCATGTTCTTCTTACCAGCTACATGCTTGTCTTAGCGGCGTGATCGCCTCATCCAGCCCGGCGATATTGAACGTCGCAGTGAACGGGCTTTCGCTATAGGGCGTCATGCGCACGATCATTTGCGATTTGCCGAACATCTGCTTGATCACCGGGATCGAGCGCCCTCCAGACCAAAGGCCGAGCGAGCGGTTGTTCGTCGACTCGTCACCGCTGACCGTGCGTGCTTTCTCATCGTCCAGGCGATAGGTGATGTGGCCATAGTCGTTATAATCGCTAGAAGTCATGTGGCAGCCGGTCTGAAAAATCAGCGACGTGGAATTCTCCATGCATCGGACGTAGAGCCGGATCTTGTCGCCACTGTTCCAGCCGCAGTTGACCGTTTCCTCTGACGCGACCGTCAAAAAGACGTTGGTCTGGTCAGTGAGCTTCGAGGTCTCCTTGCGGACCGACCACTTGCCCGCGGGCGTCGGAAGTATTTCCTGCTTTGGCGTGCGGCCGGCTTCCCTGTCGTAGCAGGCGAGGCGATCGAGATCACTGTCGATCTGGATGCACGCATCAGGCGCTGCGATGGCGCTGCCTGCCGCCAGGATAGCGGCTGCGGTGACTATTGTTCTCATGATGCCCTCCCTAACCCGAGGGCAAGGTGGCGCAACCGGGGCGGCCGGTCAATCCTGTTCCTCTCTCAAGGGGCGGGCGACGATGAGGGCAATGGGCGATGCCGAATTAGTGCGTGTTGTCGATATGCGGTTCCTCACGCTTCTGCCTGGCCATGATAAGGGGCCCGGGATCCGCGATGCTCCCAAAAACCGAAAGCAGACGCTGATTGACGTGGTAGCAATCAAGGAGCCATTGATCGATCACCTTGATCTGCATCTCAACTATGGAAGCGAGTTGCTTGCCGGCAAGAGCTGTCGAAGGCGGCGCGGACCGGTCCCAAAAAAGCACCTGATATACTTCCACCACGTCGGAAGCCGTCGACGGTCCCAAGAGCCCTAAGCCGCCGATGTTTTGGTTGAACACCTTCGGCTCGAACTTGGGGAAGATCGCGTTCATATCGATTGGCAAAGGTGGGATTGAATTGCCCATGGCCTTGTAGGCAGATGCCTGCAGTCGAAGAATACTCCTGCCGTTGGCCAGCCTTGAGTATGCGGCACCGAGTTCTCCGCTTAGTGCGCCTGCTAGCGTAATTCTCTCGTGTCTTCGATCGCTTTCCTTCTCTCTCCTGACAAGTTCAGCTTCATGTTCGCGTGCTTTGCGATCGAGTTCTGATTGGCTGGTCTGCGAGCGGATCAGATTTCGGAATCCGACGCGAGCTTGCCATGCGACTGCTGAAAACCCGATGAGAGCGCCCAGAAGTGTTGCTACGCCCGGAGTTATCCCCCCTGATGCTACACGTTCGACGAGAAGGAAAACCGGTCTTAAGCTGAGCAGGACCCCGATGGCCAAGGCACTGATACCCACCCATGGGCTCACCCACCAGGGCATTGCATCTCCTTTCCAAGGATTCACGACGCCGGCGGCCGTCGGCCTATTGCTCCATGCGCGGGCAGACCGTCTCGAGGTCCCATTCAACTTGCGAGCCCGTCTCGCCCGAGAATACGAGATCAAATCCCGCCGTTAGGTGGAGGGTGAGCTTTGTAGGCCTTGAGCGTCGGCCGCAGAGTTTCTCCGCAATGTAATCTGTGGCGTCAGCGATCGTAGCGACGGCCTTCTGAATATCTTCCGAGACGCTAGCGACAAACGCGTAAGGAACGTCCACGCCGTCCGCTCTCTCACCAAGTGCTTGCTGCAGTTCCTCTTCGAAGCTCTCAGTGCTCCACTCTGCCGTCGTCTGCTGAGCGGATGCTTGCGGCAGTGTAAAAAAGCCGGCTAATACCGCGGCCGCAATGATCGATCGCATTTGCATGTTGCCTCTCCCAAACCCGAAGGCAATGTGCAGTAACCGGGGTGCATGGTCAATCTTTAGCGGAACGTAGGCACACGCCGGCACCACCGCCATTCTCAGCGATGAACTCCACGCCGGCCGCCTCCAACGCCGTGCGGATCGTGTCGACCGTGCTCTCGCGCATGTCCTCCCCCCGCTCGAGACGTGCAACCGTATTCGGCGACACGTCTGCAATCTTCGCCAGCTCCCGCACTCCGAGGCCCAGCGCGGCCCGCGCCATGCGGCATTGCACTGCGTTCATTTTTGGTAACCGTGTTACTATTTCTCTTGCATTGGCAGGTAATATGTTTTAGTAACAATGTTATCAATATCGGTCAATGAGGATTCGACCATGAGCCCCATCGGACACCTGAGCACCAGCGCCCGGCGCGCCTTCCTGTTTTTCATTGCGAACGACCCGTCGCCCGACGCGCTGCACGAGGTAGCAGAGCGGCTCGGTCGCAACGACATCGATGGCGCCTTACGGATGGTGGATCGCTACACCCCGCGGCGTCTCTCGAACCTGATCTGCGATCCGTTTGTTCGGGACGCATTTGACCGTGCAGAGCGTGATGACGGCGCCTGCTTTGCCGTTCCCGCAACCACCCCACCGGTGCTCACCGGTGGTGACACCAAGCAGCTTGAGATGGAGATGGCCTGATGATGCACCAAAACCTTGATAACGACCTGAACATGGCGCTGTCGCGCGAGGCGATGGCTGGCCACCTGCAGGCGCGCGACGACCGCGGTCAAAGCGAAGCTGTTCGCGAAGCCATCGCCCAGATCGTCGGCGCCGTATGTTTTCTGGAATCGACCCTGGGCAGGGACGGAGCAAAAAGTGTCGTGCGTGAGGTCTTTGTTTCAACCTGAGTAGCGTTATCCTGCCACGGAGCGGGTGCCTGGTTGCCTCGGCGGCCAGGCACCATTCATGTCGTAGAGGCCGACGGAGGAACGGCAATGAGGGCAGATCTCGACCAACTGGACCTGAGTGTGCGCCGCGGCATCCTCGCCTTGCGCAAGACCGAGCGCGAGATCGGCGTGGCCTATGCTCTCGTCGACGCAACGGTAATGATCGAGGCCGGTCTGCGCTACTTGAAAGAGGTGTTTGAGGAGAAGGACGCAACTGAGCGGGTGGTGATGCTGCTCGACCGAACCCAAGTGCTGCCGTATCCAGACGTCTTGGCGGCAGCCCGTCCGGCCGAATATTGGTCGGAACGGCTCGCCGAGGCTGGCGCCCCTATTTCGCCGGCAGATATTCGCAAACGCGCTCTGGCCAAAGGGATGTTCTTCGAAGTCAATAAAGCGATCCTGATCAGTCCGGGACAACTCGATGCGATTTTCAGGTCGTCCCGAAAGCCAGCAGAGCCAGAGAGCAAAGCTGCCAACATGGTGCTGGCGAAGCTGAGGGCGAAGCGGCGCCGGGTCACCAGGAAGAAACAAAAGCGCTTAGGGCGCCCATGA